TATAAAATTCTTCGGCAAAAAGAAAGAAGGTCAGTTTAAAACTAAATCTACTGGTTTTTTGCCTGAAGGAATGATAGAATATACTCCCGAAAAGCTAGAACAAATGGAAGAGATGGGCTTTCCCTGCATAGATGATATAAGTGAAACAGTAGGTAAAGAGGGCACTTATTTGCAACGAACTAAAACGATGCGGTGGATAAATATGTGTGCAATTCTTCCAGCAAGGTCTGATAAATACACAGGTAAGCGTTGGGTTGTCCCTTTCGGAGATTACAATAATAAAAAAGCAGGATATTTAAAAATTCAAATAAGTATTGGAACTAGAGGTACTAAGTGGAGTCAATTCCATGTTGAGAATGATAAACTGTATATAAAATGGTATGATGAACGATTAATAAACGGGAGCGCTAAACACTTACAATTAAAAGTAGCCTAAACGAGAAAATAATGAAAATAGCACTAATAGAAACAAAAACAAGTAAAACGATATCTGCAGGAACAATAAGGAGAAAGCAATGAGCAGACAAGTAGCAGGTAAACGCCTAAATAAAACAGATTTTTATGCAACACCACCGTGGTGTTATGAAAATTTAGATATAGATTGGAGCATATTTGAAAATGCTCATGAACCTTGTAGAGGAGATGGTAGAATACAATTCTTTTTAGAAGAAGAAGGATTAGAGTGTACCTATTCAGAAATTTTAGAAGATAAAGACTTCTTTGAATGGACAGAAGGAACAGATTTAATTCTTACAAATCCACCCTTTAGTATAGCACAGAAATTTATTGATCACGCATTAAATTATAGTAATACATGCTTTATGTTATTACGACTAAATTATTTAGGAAGTATTGGTAGACACGAATGGTGGAAAAAGAATCCTCCTATTGCTATACATGTATTAAGTAAAAGACCTTCTTTTACAGGAACGGGAACAGATGCAACAGATTATGGGTGGTTTGCTTGGGATAAAACAAACAGATTAAAAAGAGGTATATATTTTGTTGATATACCCACAAAAGAACAAACAGATTTAGCTAAAGAATTAGCGGAGGAGCTATATGGCTAAAATAGCATTAATAGAAACAAAAACAAGTAGAAATGACTATGAAGGTAGATTTGAAAATGCCTTTGAGTTTGATAGATTTGCTTTATGTTCAACATATAAAAAGAAAGTATTAAAAGCAGATGTCGATATCGAAATAAATATTGATGATTACGACTGGGTAATTTTAATAGGTTCAGAAGCTCTAAAGTATTATACTAAATTAAACTCTATTACAGAGTATAGTGGTAGATTAGTTGATGATAAATTTTTACCTGCAATTAATCCTGCTATGTTAGCTTTTAAACCAGAAGCAAGACCTCTTTGGGAAGAAAGTAAAGATAATATCATTAAATATATAAGTGGTGAGTTAAAAGTAGAAAAACTTGGAGAAGATAAATGCTTCGGAATAGATGATAGTAATAAAGCGATACAGTTTTTACAAGACGCAATAAAACACGAAAATAAATTTGTAGCTATAGACACAGAAACAACTGGACTATATCCAAGAGATGGCTATGTATTAGGTATAAGTATATCTTATCAAAAAGATCATGGTGCTTATATTGTTAGTGATATTATAGATGAAGAAATAGAAAGCTTGTTTCAAGAATTATTTGATAAAAAGACAGTAGTATTTCATAATGCAAAATTTGATTTGGCTATGTTAGAATATCACTTCAACTTTAAATTCCCAAACTTTGAAGATACAATGTTGTTACACTATTGTTTAGAAGAACAACCGGGCACTCATGGATTAAAGCAACTTGCTATGAAATATACTCCTTACGGAGATTATGAAAAAGAATTAGAAACTTGGATTGCTGGTTATAGAAAAACTCATAAAGTATTAAAGGCAAATTTTAATTGGGAGAGTATTCCTTATGAAGTTATAAAAACTTATGCTGCTATGGACGCAGTAGTAACCTTATTACTATTTTCAAAAGTATATCCTGCTGTTAAAAATAAAGAACATTTATGGGGGGTCTATAAAGATATACTTATTCCGGCTTGTAGATTTCTTACAGACGTTCAAGATATAGGAGTTCCTTTTGATAAGAATAGATTATCTAAAAGTACTGTACTTATGCAAGAAGATATAGATAATGCAGTAGCAAAACTATATGAGTTTGATAGTGTGAAAAAATTTGAAGAAGTAAAACTAAAAGAATTTAATCCTAATAGCACAGTTCAATTAAGGGAGTTATTATTTGACTTTGTTGGATTAAAACCTACGGGAATAAAAACAGGCACAGGAGCACACTCTACAAATGCAGAAGTACTAAATCTATTAGCAGAAAAACACGAAATACCTAAACATATACTTGCAATAAGAAAGAAATCAAAGATTAAAAATACTTATTTAGATAAGATTCTTCCCCAGCTTGATACAGACGATAGACTAAGAACAGGATTTAATATTCATAGTACAACGTCAGGAAGATTATCTTCTAGTGGTAAAATGAATATGCAACAAATACCTAGAGATAATCCTATTGTTAAAGGTTGTATTCGTGCAAAAGAAGGCAATAAAATAGTTGCTATGGATTTAACTACAGCAGAGGTATATGTAGCTGCTGTTCTATCAAATGATAAAAATTTACAAGGAGTTTTTAAAGAAGGCGGAGACTTTCATGGTTCTATTGCTAAATTAGTATTTAATCTAAAATGTAAGGGCGAAGAAGTATCAGAGTTCTTTCCTACCCAGAGACAAGCAGCCAAAGCTGTTACTTTTGGAATAATGTATGGAGCTGGAGCACATAAAATATCTGAACAAGTAACTAAAGATAGTGGAGAACCTTTTAGTAAGCATGATGCACAAGTAGTTATTGATGGTTACTTTAAACAATTTAATAAATTAAAACTATGGATAGACCGTTCTTCTAAATTCATTGAAGAAAATGGATTTATATACTCATACTTTGGAAGAAAAAGAAGATTACCAAATGTAAAATCAGACAATAGAGGTATACGAGGTCATGAGGTAAGATCTGGACTTAACTTCTTAGTTCAATCAGTTGCTTCAGATATTAACCTTTTGGGCGCTATTGATGCACATAATATGTTGAAAGAAGTGCCTTTTAAAGCAGACATATTTGCTTTAGTTCATGATTCAATTCTTGCAGAAGTTGAAGAAGATGCTATAGATGCTTATAAAGTTCTTATAAGAGAGTGTGTACAAAAAGATAGAGGTTTAAGTATTATAGGTTGTCCAGTAGGTTGTGACTTTGATGTTGGAGAAGATTACTCCTTCGGAAAATTTGCAAAAAAATATGATATATGATAAAATAGAGTTTCCAATATTTGTAGTCCATACCGATAATATCGAATTAATAGATGGTATATTATGGATAGACAATCAAGTATTAGATGATCTTAATGTGGAAGGAAGCACTTTAGGAAAAAGAAGGTTGCAAAGCCCTATGAAAAGTATGTATCCTTTAAAATATATGTTAAATGATATAAAAGAATACTTAATACATCAAGGAAAACATTATATAGATACTAAAGGTTTTTTCTGGACAAAGGAAAAAACTAAAACAGTACCATTAATATATCATAAAATTGTAAGAGTGGAACAAAAAGACATAGTAAGTAAGCTATGGCTTTCAAATTGCCCTTCCCCTTTCACTCTTGCAAGACCGCTGCCTAAGAATTTTTCTTGGGCAGGGGTTCTATATTTAAAAGAAGATGATAGGGTTATATATGAATTTACAGAAAAAAGAAAGAAAAAGACATGGAGAAAAATATGATTGAAGTATTAATAGCTTTATTTGTAAAGCATTTTTTAGCAGATTATGCCTTTAATCAAATACCATCTAATAAACATATTTATGGATCACAAGGAAGTTTTAGACACTTAGCAATTCATATGTCATGGTGTTTTCCACTTTTAATTTGGCTCTTACCCCTTGACTTAGTTATAACTGCTACTTTTATTGATGGTTTTATACACTACCATCTAGATTATATTAAAAGTAAGATAGTGCACAAGAATGATTTTTCTGTTCATACTAGAAGAATAATTACAGGATTTGATCAATTATTACATCTTTTAACTTATGTATTAATAGCTCATATAGTAACATGGTAAATTTTGATTTTATATGGTTTGCATTACTATTATTTATGGTAGTAACTGTTATGAGAATGATATGAATTATAAACCAGAACATGTAGCCTCAAAAATTCCCCTAGACCAACACGAATATCAAGGGTGGTTCTGGCACATGGCTACTAAGAAATTTTACAGGTGGAACGACTTACCACACAGGAAGGAGGGGATAAATGAAAAGTTTAATAAATAAATGCGAAGCACACTTATTTACTAAAGGAGATCTAGAAACTAGAGACTTTATATCTTTTTCTGTACCTCTTTGGAATATTTTTTCTATGGTTTCAGGTAGAAAAGAGTTAAAAGGATATGATAATCTTAAATATTCAATATTATGTGATGGAATGAAAATTCCAATAATATTATTAAATAATACAAAAGAAAATTGGCTTATGGCTATAAGACAGGTAAAAAGAGAATATTTAGTAGATTATGATGAGTGGGATACTTATGCTAAATATATTGCTTATTCTGGCAACCAAAGGATAGAAATTGCAAAAGAACAAGAATTTGGAGAAATAAGTTGTATGTTAGCAGAAGATGTACATTGGGCACACGCTCTTCATTTGGTATTAGAAAATGAAAGCAGTAATAAGTGATAGAATTTATTTACAAGTTAATTCTAATCAACAGAAAGAGATTGATAAAGAATTAACTTATGCAATTCCTTCCTATAGGTTTGATGATCCACCTATAATAATTAAAAATATGGCATTAATAAAGAAAGACTTTGTAGCGATTCCTTCTGGAAGAATAGATTTAATACCTAAAAAACATGAGGTGAAAGATATACGAACTATAGAACCCGTAGAATTTCCTCCATTTAAGTTAGTTTTAAGACCAAGCCAACAAGAAGTATTTAACGAAGTAAATGATAGTGCTATAATTAACGCTTGGGTCAGTTGGGGAAAAACATTTACAGCTTTAGCAATAGCTGAGAAGTTAGGACAAAAAACACTTGTAGTAACCCATACTTTAGCATTACGTAAACAATGGGTAAATGAAGTAGAGAAAGTCTTTGGATTTCAACCGGGCATTATAGGTAGTGGAAAAGTTGAAGTTGATACTCCTATTGTTGTAGGTAATGTACAAACATTATACAGAAAAATTCCGTTTATAAGACAAAAATTTGGATCACTTATACTTGATGAAATGCATCACGTTAGTAGTCCCACCTTTTCAAGAATTGTAGATAAATGTTGTGCTAGATATAAGATAGGACTTACAGGTACTTTAACAAGAAAAGACGGTAGACACGTGGTTTTTAGAGATTATTTTGGGAGTAATGTCTTAAAACCACCAAAAGAAAACTTTATGGTACCAAAAATTGATATTTTAAAACTACCAATAAGGTTTATGGACGGATCAAGTATCCCGTGGGCTAATAGAGTAAATGAATTAGCTTACAACCCAGAGTATCAGAACTCTGTTGCTATGACTGCAAGTGCATATGCTGCACGAGGTCACAAAGTATTAGTGGTATCTGATAGAGTGGACTTCTTAAAAAACTGTGCCAAACTCACTGGTGATGACGCAGTTTGTGTAACGGGAGCAGTCCCACACGAAGAAAGACCAGAAATAATCAATCAGATATTTAAAGATAAAAATGTCTTGTATGGGACACAAAGTATTTTCTCAGAAGGCATATCTTTAGATGTTCTTAGTTGCTTAATTCTTGGTACGCCAGTAAATAACGAACCATTACTTACACAGCTTATAGGAAGAATTATTCGTAATTATGAAGGAAAAAAGCAACCAACAGTAGTGGATATACATTTATTAGGGAATACTGCAAGACGACAGGCTAACGCACGACTTGGCTACTACATCAAGCAGGGCTATAAAGTATCAACCCTATAATAACCTCCAAAAAATATTACTTGACAAGAGTATAAAATTTTGGTATAATATAGTATAAAATGTAAAAGATATAATTTTACATCTTATAAACCTTCCTTAATGGAAGAAACTATTAACAACAACAGACTACTTCATTTTGAGGCGGAGATATTCCTTTTCAAATTTGAAGAAGACGCTAAAACAGAGAAAAACAATGGCATTAAAATTTAATGAAGCACAAGGAAGTGCAATAAAATCCAAAATAGATCAGTATGTGTATAAAAATGGAGATAATGTTCTCCGCATGGTAGGTGATATACTACCTAGATATGTATATTGGGTAAAAGGTGAAAACAACAAAAACATTCCTATGGAGTGTTTATCTTTCGACAGAGATTCCGAAACATTTAACAACATGGAAAAAGATTACGTACGTGATTTCTTTCCTCAAATAAAATGTGGTTGGGCGTATGCAATTCAATGCATAGATCCAAGCGATGGTAAAGTTAAAGTATTAAATCTTAAGAAAAAATTAATGGAACAAATCATGATAGCGGCAGAAGATCTAGGTGATCCTACTGACCCAGAAAATGGTTGGGACGTTTATTTTCAAAGAGTTAAAACTGGACCAATGGCTTTTAATGTTGAATACAGACTTCAAGCATTAAAAAGCAAGTCAACACCTTTAACAGAGAAGCAACAAGCAGCAGTCGAAGGACTTCGTTCAATGGACGATGTTTTACCACGACCTACCCCTGATGCTCAATTAGAGTTACTACAAAGGATAACTCAACCTAGTGGTGTCGAAGATCACGGAGCACCAGAAGAAATAAGTAAAGAATTTAGTATTTCATGATCTTATTTACGGCAGACTGGCATCTCAAGCTAGGGCAGAAGAATGTACCCTTGCCGTGGGCTTGTTCAAGATTTGAATTATTTTTTGAACAAATACAAACATTAGAACTATCTGCTGATATACATATTATCGGTGGTGACTTATTTGACAGAGTTCCTTCAATGGACGAACTTACTTTATACTTTGATTTTATTAAAGATATAAGGAGACCAACATACATATATGATGGAAACCATGAAGCAACTAGAAAGAATAAAACATTCTTCTCAAACTTAAAAAGAGCTACACAGGACGTAAATGATCTCGTTACAATAGTAGACGAAATCACAGAGTTCGAATGGGGAACAATTTTACCCTATTGTGAATTACATAAGAAAGGATCAATAGAAAAATGTAACCCCAAAAAGCCTCTTTTTACTCATGTACGGGGTGAAATACAACCTCATGTAACACCTGAGGTTGACCTGGATAGATTTAAAAAATTTCCTAAAGTATTTGCTGGAGACTTACATAGTCATTCCAATACGCAAAGAAATATAATCTATCCGGGTAGCCCTATGACTACTACTTTTCACCGAGAAGAAGTCACCACAGGATATATAATAATTCGAGAAAGCACTTGGGAGTGGAGAGAATTTGATCTTCCACAACTTTTAAGAAAAACTATTAGCTCTGATGAAGAAATGATACCAACTGACTATCATCATACAATCTATGAGATAGAAGGCGATGTAGCAGATTTGGCAAAAATTAAGAACTCAGAACTCTTAGATAAGAAAGTAGTAAAACGAAGTACAGAAGCTACTTTAAATCTTAAAGACATGACCATAGATGAAGAATTAGTAGAATATCTAAGTGCTATTCTCAATTTAACAGACGATAAAATTAAGAACATTATGGGAGTGTTTAATGATTACTCTAAAAACGCTACAATGGGATAACTGTTTCAGCTATGGAAAAGGTAATAGCCTTGACCTAGATGACTGTACCCTCACTCAACTTGTCGGTGGAAACGGGCAAGGAAAGTCCAGCGTACCTCTTATACTAGAGGAAGTTCTTTTTAATAAAAACTCTAAAGGTATTAAAAAGCAAGAGATTCAAAACCGCTTTATTAATAAAGGGTATAGAATCGTCCTCACTTTTACAGTTGATGAAGATGACTATAAAATTGATATAATTAGAAAGACAGGCATTAAGTGTAAGCTTTTCAAAAACGGTAAGGATATTTCATCTCATACCGCAACTAATACATATAAAACAGTACAAAATCTACTTGGACTAGATTTTAAGACTTTTACACAACTTGTTTATCAAAACACGAATACTTCACTTCAGTTTCTTACTGCCACTGATACGAATCGTAAGAAGTTCCTTATAGAACTTCTCAAGTTAGATGAATATGTAGAGTTCTTTGAAATTTTTAAGGACGCAGCAAGAGGTATAGCGTTAGAAATGAATACCTTAAATGCTAAGTCTGATACAATAGTAAAATGGTTAGATGAAAATAAATTGGAGAGTATAGATATACTTCCTATAAAAAAATTACCAAGATATTCATCAGAGGACGAGAAGGAATTACAGGGTTTACGAAACGATTTTGAAAAAATCTCTGAGAAAAACAAAAAAATCATAGATAATAATTTTTACAAAGAATCCCTTGAGAGGTTAACAGATGATTCTGATAGATTATATGCGGGTGAGAAGATTTCTCTTGACCCCAAATCGGAGAAACTTGGCACTTCCAATGCCAATCTTCTCTATGCTCAAGAACACTTAGAGAAACTCTCTGATTTAGATGGTCATTGCCCCACTTGTGAACAAGTTATAAATGCAGATAAAATGAACACAATTAGAGAAGGTTATGATGTCATAGAAAGAACTTCTTTAAATGATATAGAGATTACCACTAAGGAGATTGAACAGGCAAAAAGAAACAATGCGAAGATTGAAGAAAGAGATCGCCTGCAGAATGAATTTGAAGAAATGGTCAGGTTATGGGATGGTTCTTTACCTTCCACAATTTTGGACGGAGAGTATATATCCTACCAAATTGACGAACTTTCTTCCAAACTCTCCGGGATTTCTGATGAGATAGAAAGAATATCTAATGAGAACATAAGGAGAGAACGCCACAATACGCGGATTTCTATAATAAACGAACAAACGGCAGATATGGAGGGAGAATTGGAAGAAATTGTCGCGGCTTTGGGTAAAGTTGAAGAAAGGGCAACATACCTCGAAATCTTAAAGAAAGCCTTTAGTACTAATGGATTGTTAGCTTACAAGATTGAGAACCTTGTAAAAGATTTAGAACAACTTACCAATGAGTACCTTGCTGAATTAAGTGATGGACGTTTCAGCTTGAGCTTTGTTGTAACAAATGATAAACTTAATGTGGAAATCACAGACAATAGTAAGATAGTAGATATCTTAGCTTTATCTAGCGGAGAATTAGCTAGAGTTAATACATCTACTTTGCTTGCAATAAGAAAATTAATGAGTAGTATTTCTAGTTCAAGAATTAACACGCTATTTCTTGATGAAGTTATAGCGGTACTTGACGAGCAAGGTAGAGAGAAATTAGTAGAAATATTACTTGAAGAAAACTTAAATACATATATCGTATCGCACGGTTGGACACACCCGTTACTTGCGAAGATAGAGGTTATCAAAGAAGATAACATATCGAGACTAGAATGATAAAAATACGAAAAATATGGGATATAATACCTATACCTATTATAATAACGGATCTATTACCAAAGAAGTTTGGTGGAGGTA